TAATAGACTTTATATTGATTATAATGCATCAAAATTATCTGCAGACGAGTGGATAATTATTGAATGTTATAGAAAAATAGACCCTAATGATATGACTGATATCTACAACGATATGTGGTTAAAGAAATATGCGACTGCAAAAGTTAAATATCAATGGGGTGAAAATCTTGCAAAATTCCAAGGTATACAATTACCAGGCGGAGTGACACTTGATTCTGAAAGAATGAAAACTGAAGCACAAGAAGAAATCACAAAACTAGAGGAAGAATCAAGGTTAAACTACGAAATGCCTGTAATGGACATGATGGGATAAGGTCATGGCGACTAACGTATTTTTTAACCACGCAGTAAACACCGAACAACATCTTTACGAAGATTTGGTTGTTGAGTCCTTACGAATGTATGGACATGAGTGTTTCTATTTACCTAGAGAAGTTGTAGAAGAGGATACAATCCTTAACGAAGACGTTCAATCTAGATTCGGTGATGCATATTCAGTAGAAATGTATATCGAAAACGTGGAAGGATTTGAAGGAGAGGGAGACCTCATGTCGAAGTTTGGTGTCTCAGTTAGGGATACTGCAACCTTTGTATTATCATTAAGAAGTTGGGAAAGATTTATATCCCTAGACTCTAACCTTGCAACGTCCTTAAGACCTAACGAAGGGGATTTAGTTTATTTCCCTATGAGTGGTTCAATGTTTGAAATCAAATTCGTAGAACACGAGAACCCATTCTATCAAGTTGGAAAACTATTCGTATTCAAACTACAGTGTGAATTGTTCGAATATAGTGGAGAAGACTTCGATACTAACGTTACAGATATTGACCTAATAGAAGACGAACAAGCATACTACATAGACTTGACAATGGCCGCTGGTGGTTCAGGAGACTATGTGAACAATGAAAATATTACACTAAGTAGTGTAGTGGTTGGTGAGGTAATCTCATGGAACCCTGTAACTAGAAACTTAAGAATTAGAGATAACACGAAGACACTTGTAGTTGGAGATGTCTTGGTTGGTGCAGACGGTAATGCATCTCATACTATTGCAAGTATTGTAGATGTCATGACTATGGGTAATGACGGAACTGCAGACAACTTAGACTTTGAGACTAAAGCAGACGGATACTTAGATTTCTCAGAGACTAACCCATTTGGAGAGGTAACATAATATGGAACTAGAAAGATTAATTGCAGAAGTAGTTGGTTGCGACCAAGACTTAGTTAAAGAAGATTCAAACTTTGTAGAAGATTTGGGTTTTGATTCATTAAACGTAGTTGAATTGGTAATGCAAATCGAAGAAGAATTCGATATGGAAATACCCGATGAAGATGCAGAAGAACTTCATACAGTTAAAGACCTTAAAAAGTATGTTGAGGATTATGCATAATGTTTGGAACGCATTTTTATCATGAGACCATTAAAAGAAGTGTATCTATTTTCGGAACACTTTTTAATAATATCTATGTTAAAAAAATCAAAGCAGACGGAACTGTTCTTGCACAACAGATAGTTCCTATATCATATGGGCCAAGACAAAAGTGGTTAGCGAGACTTAACGAAGAACCCAATTTAAGTGATAATAATAGAAGTGCAATCAGTCTACCTAGACTTGCATTTGAAATTACTGGATTTCAGTATGATGCAGATAGACAACAAAACAAATTAATTAAGACAACTAAAGGTGGACTTAATGCAGATAAATCAAATCGAGGATTCCAGTACGCACCTGCACCATATACAATAAGTTTTACACTTAGTGTTCTTGCAAAACAAGCTGCAGACGGACTTCAAATCGTAGAACAAATACTTCCTTATTTCCAACCTGAATATACTGTATCAATGAAAATGATAGATGATATGAGTGAAGTAAGAGACGTACCAATTACACTTACAGGTGTTGAAATGACCGACACTTATGACGGAGAGTTTACTGAAAGACGTGTTATAGAACATAATCTTACGTTTGATATGAAAGTATACTTCTTCGGCCCAATCTACAACGGTAAGATTATTAAGAATGTTATTGAAAGAACATACATTAATCCTGATGTTACTAAAGGATTCTCAACCACTCAGATAGACGAATCGGGTCTTGTTAAAGAGGTTAAACACTATGAACCTGCATTTGGAGAAGTTGCGAATGCTCAGAGTTCGGGTACAACAGTAACTTTTGCAAGTGCAATAAATAGTTCTATAAGTGTTGGAGACGAAGTGTTCGATACAGGTAATACAACGAATCCAACGGTTAGTGCGATTGCATCTAATAAACTAAGTATAACACTTAGTAGTGCAATTACACTTGCAAGGAAAACAACACTTAAGTTTGTTGGTTCCGTTGACCCTGAAGATACATTCGTGGTTGCAGAAACAGTAAACTTCTATGATGACGGAACGGGTAAAACATACTCGGACAATAAGACTGAAGATGCGAGTTAAATTATGGCAAAAGATATTGATTCAAAACTAGATGATATCCTAGATATCGGAACTAGTATACAAAAAGAAACCAAAGTAGTTAAACTACCTGCTCGTGCAGAGTCGGTTGATAACGACTACAAATATGGTCGTGAGACTCTTTACAATCTCGTAGAACGAGGACAAGATGCAATAGACGGTATATTAGACTTATGTAAGGAAACAGAACACCCTCGTGCATATGAAGTCGCAGGACAACTTATCAAAACAGTTGGTGATACTGCAGAGAAACTCTTAGACTTACAAAAGAAAGTAAAAGAATTAGAAGCAGAAAATCCAAATTTAAAAACACAACACAATCATCTATATGTGGGTTCCACTTCAGATTTACAAAAATACTTGAAGAAAAATAAAGAATAATGACCGATGCGAAAAATGAAGGGTATCTAGGTAATAACCTTATCAAGAGAGCTGGAATTGATATCCAGTATACCGAAGAAGAATTAAATGAATACATTAAGTGTTCAAAAGACCCTATACACTTCATAGAAAATTATACACAAATTATATCCCTTGACGAAGGTATGGTTCAATTTAAACTCCGTGGATACCAAGATAAACTAATTAAACACTACGATTCAAATAGATTCAATGTGGTTCTTGCTTCACGTCAAAGTGGTAAATCAATCACTTCGTGTGCGTACTTAATATGGTACTTACTATTTCACCCCGAAGTTACTGTTGCTATACTTGCAAACAAAGGTGCAATCGCAAGGGAAATGGTATCTCGTATTGTAACTATGTTGGAGTCTGTTCCATTCTTTTTACAGCCAGGGGTTAAGATTCTAAACAAGGGTTCGATAGAATTTGCGAATGATAGTAAACTGGTTGCAGCCGCCACGTCTTCGAGTTCGATTCGTGGTCTTTCAATTAACTTACTATACTTGGACGAGTTTGCATTCGTGGAAAATGCAGAAGAATTTTATACTGCGACATATCCCGTTGTTACATCAGGTAAAGAAACTAAGGTTATTATTACCTCTACTGCAAATGGTGTGGGTAATATGTTTTATAAGATATATGAAAGTGCAGTTCATGGTCAATCAGAATATAAATCGTTTACAATTAATTGGGACGATGTACCAGGCAGAGACGAGAAATGGAAAAAGGAAACCATTGCGAACACTTCCGAAACTCAGTTTGAACAAGAGTATGGTAATAGTTTCTTAGGTACTGGTAATACACTTATAAGTTCTAACTGTTTATTGGGTATGAGAGCATTAGATGCAGAATGGGGTAAGGAAGACTTCTCCATGTATAAACAACCCATAGAAGGACATACATACGTTTGTACGGTTGATGTTGCAAAAGGTAGGGGTATGGACTACTCAACATTTACTATGTTTGATACCTCAGTACAACCTTTTGAACAGGTTGCAACATATAGAAACAGTATGATATCACCCATGTTATTACCCGATATCGTCAATAAGTATGCAAGTGCGTACAACAAAGCATTAGTAATTATTGAGAATAATGCAGAGGGAAGTATGGTTGCAACACAACTACACTTCGACATAGAATATGATAATGTCTTTGTTCAAGGACAAACCAAAACAGAAGATATTGGTGTAACTATGAACAAAAAGATTAAAAGAATAGGTTGTTCAACACTTAAGGAGTTATTAGAAGAAAATAGACTCACTTTATGCGATAGAAACACTATTACTGAACTTATGACATTCATAAATAAAGGTATGTCGTTCGAAGCGGCAAAAGGTTATCATGATGATTTGGTAATGAATTGTGTGTTATTCAGTTGGTTTGTAACAACAGAATATTTTCACCATTTAACCAATCACCAAATTAAAGACCTTTTGTACTCAGAACAACAAAAGTTAATAGAAAATGATTTATTACCTGCAGGTATCTTCGGAAGTGGTAATCAAACCCCCGAAGCTACATCTTTCGTAGACAGTGAAGGAGATAGGTGGTATGTTAAAGGAACATAAATAAAAGACAAATGTAATATAGTGTTGTTAGATACTGTATTGTTATAAATAAAACAGTAAACAATAACTTTTTACATTAACAGGAGAAAAGTATGGCATTTCAAGTATCACCAGGCGTTCAGGTCAACGAGATTGACTTAACAAATGTTGTACCAGCAGTTTCAACAACAACTGGTGCATTCGCTGGTTCATTTCAATGGGGCCCTGTTGATGAAGTAAGAACAGTTTCAGATTCAAAGGGTTTGGTAGACACATTCGGTAGTCCTGCAAATACAGATGCAGGTGCTGAGGATTTTTACACAGCAGAATCTTTCTTAAAGTATGGTTCATCACTTAGAGTAGTTAGATTAAACTCAACAGGAGTTTTTTCTGCTAATGCAAGTGCTCATGCATCAACTTTACTAAAACACCATGACGATTACGTTAACACTTTTAAAAGTGGTGGTAGTGCAGGAACTGTTGGAAAATTCATTTCAAAATATGCAGGTTCTAAAGGTAACTCATTAAAAGTATCAACTTGTGCATCATCAGATGCATATTTCAATGACGCTGTAACCACTACAGGTGGTGCAGAAGCAATTGGACAAACAACAATTACAGTTGCAGCCTCTAACGTATTTGTTCTAAGGGACATAATTAAATTCGCAGGACACGACACTGAATATCGAGTGTTGACTGCACCTTCAGGAACTACAATCACTATTGAAGCACTAGACCAACCAGCAGGAACAGGATTAACTACTGCAGTTGCAAACGGTGCTAATATCGATAGATATTGGGAACACCACGGTTTGTTTAACAAAGCTCCAGGCAAATCAGCATCAGCATTAGCTGCAGGTGGTTCTAATGACGAAATTCACGTTGTAGTTGTAGATGAAGACGGTGTATTCACTGGAAAAACAAATAGTATATTAGAAACATTCGGTTTCTTATCACTTGCATCTGACGGTAAAGACTCACAAGGTGCTTCAAACTACTACAAAAACGTATTAGAAACAAAATCAGATTACGTTTATTGGTCTGCTCACTCAACAGGAACACACGCAGGTGCGGCCGTTGAGAAAGACCACGCAGGTTCAGTAGGTGCAGCTTTCGGTCAACCTTCTTCACCCGATAATTCATCACTAGGTGGTGGTGCAGACGGTAGAAGTGCAACAGCAGGACAAAAACAAACTGCATGGTCAGACCATTTCGGTGATGCAAATTCAGTTGATATCTCATTCCTAATCGTTGGTTCAACAAGAACTGATAACGGTTCGGGTGTAGACCAAGACCTTCTTGCAGATTGGACAACACAAGTTAACCAAGCAATCCTACTTGCAGAAGCAAGAAAAGACTGCATGGTAATCGCAAGTCCAAGACGTGCATCATGTGTCGGAGTTTCAAGTGAATCCGTACAAACAACAAACGTATTAGCAGATTGTGCTACTGCAACTTCTTCAAGTTTTGCAGTTTTAGACTCAACTTGGGTCTATCAATACGACAGATTTAACGATAAGTACTGTTGGGTTCCTGCAAACGGACACACAGCAGGTATCATGGCAAGAAGTGATTTACAAAGAGATGCATGGGTTTCACCTGCAGGTTTCTCAAGAGGTCAATACTTAGGTATTACTAAAATCGCTTACAATCCTAAACAGGGTTCAAGAGATGACCTTTATCGTGCAAGAATCAACCCAGTCGCAACATTCCCAGGCCAAGGTACAATCCTGTTTGGAGATAAGACTGCACTAACAACACCTTCTGCATTTGATAGAATTAATGTAAGAAGATTATTCATAGTTCTAGAGAAAGCAATATCAACAGCTGCACAAGCACAATTGTTTGAATATAACGATTCATTCACACGTGCTCAGTTCAGAGCTGCGATAGAACCTTTCTTAAGAGATGTGAAGAATCGAAGAGGTTTGATAGACTTCTCAGTAGTTTGTGATGAAACAAACAACACTGATTCAGTCATGGATAGAAACGAATTTGTATGTTCTATCTTTGTTAAACCTGCTCGTTCAATTAACTATATAACTTTGAACTTTGTCGCTGCTAGAAGTGGTGTTCAGTTCGAAGAAATCTATTCAGCAGTTTAACAGGAGTAAGATAAATGTCAACAATAGACCAATTTAAAGCACAATTAATCGGTGGTGGCCCAAGGGCAAACAGATTCCGAGTCTTTCTTCCTCGTGCAGGAAATAAAATCGAGTTCCTAGCAAAAGGTGCAACAATACCTGCTGCTACACTTGGTGAAGTGTTAGTGCCTTTCAAAGGAACAACATTGAAACTTGCTGGTGACAGAAGTTATGCAGATTGGGAAGTTACAATTATCAATGATAACGAATTCTCAGCTAGAACTGCATTAGAACAATGGCAACAGGAGATTCAAGGTCACGGAACATCAACAGGTTTGGCGACAACAGACTACTTATTGAGTAGAGCATTTGTCGAACAGTTAGGAAAAGACGACTCAGTCCTTGCGAGATATGAATTTTTCAACTGCTTCCCTAAAGAAATCGGTTCAATAGCATTAAGTTATGAAACTGAAAATGCTTTAGAAGAATTTGCAGTAACATTTACATATTCTCACTGGGAAAGAGTAATTTAAGTACGTTACAGTACGGTGAATATCACTATGTTTAGGTGGTATAAATAATAGTATGGATATATTTGGATTTGAAATTACTCGTAAAAAAGACGAGTTAAGAGCCTCAGAGGTCAAAACTGCAAAAAGTTTTGTTCCTCAAGTTGACGATGATGGAACTCCCATTGTCGCTCAACAAGCAGGGTATATCGCAGGTGGTGCTTATGGTGCCTATGTCGATATGGAAGGTGGTATCAAGAATGAGGTTGAACTTATTCGAAGATACAGAGAAACTTCCTTAGTACCCGAATGCGATGCGGCTATAGAAGACATAGTGAATGAGTGTATCACTTCGGATAGTGCCGATAGGATAGTAACACTCGACCTCAGAGACGTAAAGCTCTCTGATAGCATCAAAAACAAGATGCAAGACGAGTTTTACAACATCTTATCAATGATGAAGTTCAATCAGAACTCTCATGAAATATTCCGAAAATGGTACGTTGATGGAAGGATATACTTCCACAAAGTTGTCGATAGCAAAAGAACTAAAGCTGGTTTAGTTGATATCAGACAAGTTGACCCTCTTAAGATTAAGAAGGTCAGAAATATTGAGACCGATAAAGACAAGAAAGAAGGTGTCAACGTTATCAAAAAAGTGGAAGAATTCTACATTTTTAACGACAAAGGTTTCGACAAGACTGGTACTAATGAAGGTACAACAGTCAGAATTGCACCTGAGGCAGTGACTTACACTACTTCGGGATTGTTGGATTTCAACAAGAATGCAGTTATTGGATATTTGCACAAGGCATTGAAAACTGCAAATCAGTTATCAATGATGGAAGATGCACTAGTAATTTACAGATTGTCTAGAGCACCTGAAAGAAGGATTTTCTACATTGACGTAGGTAACCTTCCGAAGGCAAAAGCAGAACAATATCTTGCAGATGTAATGAACAAGTATAGAAATAAACTTGTTTACAATGCAGATACTGGTGAAATCAAAGATGATAGAAAACATATGAGTATGTTGGAAGATTTTTGGTTACCAAGAAGAGAAGGTGGTAGAGGAACAGAAATTACAACCTTGCCAGGTGGACAAAACCTTGCAGAAATTGACGATGTAGAATACTTCAAGAAGAAGTTATATCAGTCATTAAATGTTCCTGCTTCTAGAATGGAAGCTGAAAACGGATTCAATATGGGTCGGTCTTCAGAAATTTCTAGAGACGAACTTAAGTTTAATAAGTTCACTAACAGACTTCAGAAGAAGTTTGCTAGAGTGTTTACTGATTTATTAAGAACTCAGTTGATTCTTAAAGAGGTAGTAAGTGGTGAAGAATTTGATAAGTTTAAAGACTTTTTACAATATGACTTTACTGCAGACAATCACTTTACAGAATTAAAAGAACAAGAGATTCTTAGAGAAAGATTAGATGCACTTAGTACTGCTAGTGAATATGTCGGAAAATACTTCAGTCAAGAGTACGTTAGAAAGTATATTTTACGACAAACAGAAGAAGAGATTAAGGACATTGACGCCCAAATCAAACAAGAAAAGGAAGATGGTGTGGGACAAGATGACCAAGATGGTTTTTACAACTCGAATGATATGGAGTAATATATGAGTGAAACAGCGAAAGACATAGTAAATGCAATAGAAAAAAGTGAATTGCAAACAGCAAAAGAACTTATTCATCAGGGCATTAAAGAAAAGGCCGCACAAGCGGTAGACTTTAAAAGAGTTGAAAAACAGACTAACTGGACGGACGTTCCTAAAGACGAAGTAGAAGGTTAGTATGAAAAGTTTTAGTACTGTTGCACGAGAGTTGCAGGAAGCGAAGTTTAAACTTCCTTCAGGACACAAAGAACTCGAAAATGAT